CAATACCTATAAACCCATAAGGGGCGTCTTGCGCTACTCTAGATAAATTACCTAAAGCATTAGTAGCGTCTCCGAATTTCTTAGGGGATTTATTTATTTCAGCATTTAAACCGGCTATCTTTTGTTTAGTCGTTTCTATGCTTTGAGAAAGTTCGGCTATTCTACCGGTATCGGTAGTTTTCTTTATTTCACTTTGAAATCCCCGTAATTCATTTTCGGCCGCAATTAAAGAGGCTTGGAGTTGGGTAATGTCCGCTCCTATACCGACCTCTAACATAGGTTGCCCCGTACTATCTGCCATTTCCTTTTAATTTACGCCGTACAGTTTTAGACTTCTCTTTAACTGTTCGTCGGTTATAAATACTTTCTCTTCGTCGTCTTCGTCTAGTTCCGGAATAGGCCAAAAGGATTTCAAAGGCTTAGGGGACTTCTCGGCGCTACTACTTAAGTACATAACGTAGGCTAACTGTCTAGTTCTAGCCCATTCGTTAAGTTCTTTACGTTCTTGGCCCATAACGATAATAGAAAACTCCTTCCAAGTCATTTCCCAAAATTCGCTAGGCCTTATTCCACATTCAGCCGCCTTTACTAATATTTCGTCCCAAGTTAAATTATTTAACCTTTTTTTTTACCTACTTCCTTTACTTCTTGTTTCTTACTTAATAAGACTACGGTTTCGGAAACTATGTATTTCATATATTCCATAACTTGTCCGTTAGAATCAAGAATACCGCCTATTTCGTCTAGCCAATCGTAAACTTCCGCTTCGGTATATTCTAACTGCGTTTTATTACTTACGCAAGCGGATCTATACCCAATCGAAATAAAACTAATAATATTACTTAAATCTATGTTTGGATTAGATAATAATTTGAAGTATTCATTCATAGATAGAGGAGTTTTCTCCCCCCTTTCATTAATAGATCCTTTCTCTTTACTAAATTCATACATAGCCCAAGTTCCCCACTTTAAAGGGATTACTTTGTCTTTTACTTTTAATTCAAACATATTTTTTTATTATACTGTTTCGGTTTGAGCGATAGGAGGAACTTTTACTACAAAAGTAGCAGTAAACTTAACGTCGTCTTTATCTGCCGCGTTAACGTTAAAGTTACTAATAAATACTAAAGATCCCGCACCTCCGTAATAAACGTCGCCGGCAGTTGGAGTAGCTTTACCCATTTTAATAGCGAATAAAGTTTTCGCCGCGTGTGCCGAGTATAATTGTTGGTAACTATCTTTAGAAGGAGTACCGGTTTCGTCTATTGCGAATCCCTCACAGTCAAAAGATTGGTTAAAAGAAGGGCTAGGAGTGTACTCGTCGCCACATTTAGAAGTCGCGTCGATAGTTCCTAACGTAGAAGTTAAAGAGTTAGAAGTTAAGCACGCTACGGGCTTGAACGTTCCGTCGTTGTCGATATCAGCTAAGAGAATATAATCTCTACCGCTTACTTTAGTTTCTGCCATTTTGTTTTATTTTAATTTTGAGTAATTGTAATGTTATAAGTTATTAAAACCCTAAAAACGTTTTCTATTGGATTTATTCCGTCTAAGTTTCTTATACTTTCTACGCTTAAACTAGAGGCTCCCCACGTTGCCGGAAGAGTTACAGTAGTGTTAGAGTTTATAGCATTTAAAACCAAATCGCTAATAGTTTCCGCTCTTTTGTAACCAAAGTTAGCATTTTTTGTAACAATGTCTACAACGATAACGGTAGTACTTGTAAATCCGCTCTTACCTTGATCTTGCGAACCGGTCCGGCCCGTCATTATTATATATTCCGCACCCGCTCCCTCCGGCGCTATACCGTCGTAAACCGCTAAACTTGTAGCGCTAACTAAATGGCTATAAAACCATTTTTTTATTTCTATATTAGGATTTAACATTGTTTAAAGCGTTTTTTATTTTCTTTACTAAATTAACCTTTTCTGCGTCGTATGCCGGTAGTAAAAAAGGTTGCGGATTAATTCCTTTCTTTAATATTTTTAACATTATCGCAAAAGCTACGTCGAAGTCTTCGCTCATTTGTTGGGACTTGCCTCCTTTACGAGTAATCTTACTAGCTTTACGAGTTTTAATATCGTAAGTTTTAGCTTGATAAGTTCCCGCTATTCCTTTACGTTTTACCCAATCCATTAACGCAAGTAAGAACTCGTCTAACGTTCCGCCTCCCGCTCTTTTACCTTTGAACTGTAAAGCATAGTTAGCGTACTGCGGATCTACCTTTACACTTCCTCCGGTCCCGAACTCAATATAAGGCGCGTAACTTGCGCTAGCCCCTACTTTATACGTTAACTTATTCTTTTGATAGTCAAAGTCTATAAATATAGAGTTCCTCAAAGTACCCATATCTACGGGCGCGTTTCTCTTTGCGTCCTTTTGTATCTTAAGGGCGGACTCCCTAATAGTTAGGGCTATTTCGTCTTGAACCTTCTCGGATAAAGCCTCTACCTTTTTTATTAGGCTATCGACTCCCGTTAGGCTAAAATGAATACTATCCGCCATATTAAAAATACATTTCTATTTCATAAAACCTTCTCGCGTTATCTACGTCCTTAATTGAGTGTATCGTATAACGTTCTCCTTCTACTTCTAACTGATAAGCGTCGGTAATATTAATATCATATCTAATATACATTCTAGCGTATCTAGTAAAACTAAGTTCTAACTCTAAAAGGCTCCTATTCTGCGATTGGGGCCTAAAATCGCCCCAAACTGTTTGTTGTAAAGCAAAAGTAGTAGTAAACCCTCCTTGGCCGTCGCTAGTCTTTGTAGGGACATAAACGCCGACTTCTCTAGTCATAGAGTTAGCGTCTACGTAATTGTCTTTATGTAGTCCTATTCTCATATTTATAAAATTGGGCTTGTTCTAGTCCAACGCTGACAAACTCGCCAAGTCTTTTCGCAAACGCCCATATCGTCGACGTCCATACCTCTATTTTCGTAGCCGTAGTTAATTTGATCTAACATAGCTATTTTAAGTTCGGTAGGGAGTTCTCCATTTGGGAACCCGCAAGAATAAGTAGCTTTTAACTGCGCCCACAATGGACGCGCCAAACTTGGATATTGTCCTCCTACTAATCTATAATTAGCCGGATCTATTTCGTCGCCTTCCGCGTTTAATAGTTCGGTAAATTCTTGCATTGGGCCATATTGGAATTGAAACATTCCGGCCGCATTGGTAAACCATACAGTAGCAATCTTAGGAACCAAACTTAAATTAGTAACCTTCTCTATGGCTTCCCTAGATTGGATTATAAGTTCAGCGAATAAGTCGTCTTCTATTGTATTAGTTACGCGGCAATATAATTTAGCCTCCTCTACCGTTACCGGTTCCGTAATGGCTCCGTCGTACTCTAGAAAGTGATCTATTATAAAATTATACATAACCTCTTTTTTACAAATTTAAACATTTATTTCTTATATAAAAAAGGGGCGTAGTTTTTAGCTACACCCCTAAATTTTATTTACTATACATTAAAACTATACGTTTCCTAAGTCAGCAAAAATAGCTGAGGTTGGTTGCATTAAGTTAACGTCTTCGTAACACTCAATTCTCGCAGTTACCATATTTTGTTGGAAATTGCTAGCGTTCTCATAAGAGAACTCAATAGCTAATCCCTCAACTTCAACACGCTCGCAGAAATTGTTGTCTAAGATTAAAACCTTGTCGTCAGTAACCCAAGAAGCCGCGATTACGGGTACGCCCCAAATCGTGATACCTCCATTTGGAGAAACGATAACACTACCATTACCCGCATAGTAACCCGCAGTAATAGTCTCTTTTAATAAACGGCCCATTTGAGTAGGACTTACTAAAGCAAAAGAAGCTACGAAGTTCGCGCTCTTTTGGTTACCGATATAGTCTACTAATTGCTTTAAGTCTACTGTCTCCGCAGTTGTAGTAGAACCGGTAGCGGCTCCGCTTACAGTTGAAAAGAAAGCGCTATTCTCAGCCTTGTAGAAGTCTCTAGTTAACATTCTAGGCAAAGTAGTACTTAAGAAAGGAAGTGATCTAGCCATTTGCTTAGAGAAAGTAGAGAAGCCCGCGATATAATCGTTAACTACTTTTACTTCGCTTAATGCGTAGCTATTCTCGCCTTTGTTAGAACCTTCGGTTTGCGCTCCGATATTGTTAGTAGTCGCAGTTTCTTTGTAGAATACATAAAGACCGCTAGTACTTCTAACAGTTGGGATAAGATCGCGGAAGTTAATCGCTTGACTTGGCAAAACTGACGCGTTAGGTGCGTAAGATGCTTGAGCGTCTCCGGTTAATGAAGCCGACAAAGTCATAGACTTAGCTTCGCTTAAATCTAAACGGAATTTACCGTTTGACTTCATAGATTTCTCCATTTCGTCCATACGTCCGTCTAATTTCTCGATAATTAATTCGTCGATAAACTTAACTTCTTTTTTAGCGGCTTTCTTTTGAGCGGCTAAAACTCCGTCGATTTGGTTTTGAAACTCGTCGCGAGTTACTTTGATGTCCGACTTTAAGTCAGCGATTGCGTTAGTCGTATCGTCTTTGATAGACTTAACATTCTCGGCCATTTGGCCGATTTGATTTTCTAGTTCCATTTTTCTATTTTTTAAATAGGTTATTAAAATTGTTAATTGCCTTATATAAATCCTCGTTAGATTTCGTTTCGTTTATTACCGGCTCTACTGCGACTGCGGGTAGAGTGATTTCTTTAACTACTTCTATTTCTAATATTTCGGATTGTATTCTTTTTATTTCTATTTCCATTAATGCGAAAGTTTCGTCCGTAAAACGGCCACCTTTAAACGCCTTTAATAGTTTTTCTAATCTATCGTTAAGATTATTCTTACGGTCCTCGCTTTTAACGTCTAAAGTCGGAGTCTCCGGATTAGCCGCCCAAAGAACCGCAGATCCTTCGTATAATTTTAATTCCGTAATAGTTCTAATCCCTTTCTTATCTACGCTAGAGTTAATAGTACTGAATCCTATTGAGTGTTGGTTAATTAAACCGGCGTCGTACATTTTAATAACGTCTTCGCCCATTTCGGTATCTACTATCGGAGTGATTGCGATTAACATATCATTCTCTACATATAGTTGCTCCGGCTTACCTATTACTGAGTCCATTTCGGCGCAATGATCTACTAAAGACCAAATTAAATTCTTACCCATTGGACCGCGTTCTCTAATCGTCTTAGTAAACGCTTCCGGTACTATAATATCGTTATCTAAGTCCACATTACCGCAACGCGCCCAAACAGTTTTAACTCTTCTTTGCGCACTATCTACGTCCATAACGGAATAAGTAGAATCTTGTTTCTCCGCTATTATGTCTTTAAATTGGTATTTTTTCATAGCCTAAATAAATTATTCTTGATTCAAAGTTATACTATTTTTTTTTATTGTAGAGCGGACCTTATTAAAGTCCTTACCTCCATTTGTTGCGGGTTCCTTATTATCCCCCATATTCTACCGACGTCTCCCTTCGGAGGATTATTTTCTAGCTTTTGTAGATTACCCGAAGCGTCCCTTTGTGCCTCGTAGCCTAAAGTACAACGGCAATTACAAACGTTACCGGCGTGCGCCGTAGAGTCGCAAGGGTGTAACATTAAGTCGATATATTTTTCGCCCTTAACTGTAAAGGTTTCGTCTATTGGAACTTGTACTCCGTCCATAACTAAATGATCCGTTTGATCCCTAGGAATCCTACGAGTTCTAGCGTCTCTAGTAGCTATCCACTCTTTAACCGTAACTAATCCCGTAGAGACTGCGCCTACTACTGATCCAACATTAGCCGCTCTTCCCGTTTCGGTCCTAGCAATTAATGCCGCTCTAAAATCAGTAAGCCCGCTAGTTTTTAATAGTGCGATCGATTCGTTAATAGTTAGATTTTGTTCTTGCGCTCTTAGTAAATAGTTTTTTATTTGCTCTTTTGTAGTGCCGGTTATTTCCTCGGCTATTCCTTCTAGTCCTTTTTGTTCTAGATAAGTTAAAATAGTATAAGCCCATAGATCCGTTAAAGCCGACTTAACCTCTTTAGGTCCCGACGTCGACTTAACGCTTTTCTTTACATTATCGTAAGCAATACCCGCCATTTTAGTTCCAAGTGCTAAATGTAGCTTTTGAATAGTATTTTTAATTCCTTTACTACTAATAGCGTTATAGTCTTGCGTTTTACAGTAGGTATCTACTTGCCTTTGTAATTCCTTTTGGAATTTAGGGGAGTATTGTCTTAAAGCGTTCCAATATAATTTTTTATAATCTTGCCAAATCATTTAGGCGTCTATTTTTTCTAGTATTTTACCGGCCGCCTCAAATATAGCCGTCTCTTTATTTTGTCCCGCTCTTTGTCTAATAGCAATAAGTCCCGCTCTATCTACTGTTTTAAAGTCGCTAGTAAATACATAGGTCCAATGACCTTTAAGGCTAGGATCTACGTTACTGTCTATTCCTAGGTGCCATTTGCCATAAGCGGTCATACCTTCGGACTCGATAAATGCGTTCTCGTCTGCCGGCGTAGGGTGGCTCCAAGAAGTAGGCTTCTTAAACTTACCGTCTGCGACTAAAGAAGTAGCATAAGTAACTCCGGCTTTATTAATTCCGGTTGTCTTTTTTATTTCTTGCTTTAACCCTTCTAAAGAGTTTAGCAAAGTATCGAAGTTTTTAGTTTCCATTATTTTAAAGTTAATAAGTAACTAGTTTGCGCTATTAATTTAACTATTTCGTCTATTTGGTTTTGTACCCAAGTATCTTGATAAATAGTTTTACGCTCCTTTTCTACATAAGTATAAAGGGCCTTAAAGTAGGCCATAACTTGAATACTGTCTTTATAGTTTGCTAACGTTTCTACTGAATAGTTTTGAGGCCTTCCGTAGATACCGCTAACGCTTTCTACTAATTCGTCTATCGATTCTAGTATTTCGTCGTAATAGTTATTTAGTGCTTTGTGCATAGAATAGCTATCCGTTTGGTGGTGCCAAACTATCGCTTGTTGCTTAGACGAATGTAAATGAGAAATAAACTCTACAAAGGTAGCCATAGTTAAGGGGTTTGATCGTTAGGAAGTGTTAAAGGTTGAAATAGGTCCGTTGGTTGTAAACTACTAGGAATATATAGTTTTTCCATTTCCTCGTTAGGAATATAGCTAGGAGTCTTTATACCCATAATTTCATTTTTTTGCGCCGGCGGAATCCACCACGCAGTATTTAACCAATTTACTTGCTCGGTTTTATTTGACTCTAATTCTTGATATACTTTAATATCGTAATCTACGTAAATGTCGGTCCCTTTATAGCCCCAATCGGTATGAAGTTTACGGTTAAGATTGTCTCTTAATGAATCTAACAAAGGAATAGCGCAACGTAATGTTAACGCCTTCTCGCCTTCTTGTTGGTTATTGTATGTCTTACTATCTGCGTCGTTTAATAACTGCGAAGGAACTCCGTAGATATTACATAAGGCCTTCATATCCCACTTTTCGGACTCTATGATATTTAACTCTACCGGACTTAATCCTATTTGTTTCCAATCTACTTCGTACGCAGAAACCGCAATAGAATTAAAGTTTTCAGCGCCTCCCTTTTGTGCTATTGAAGTCTTTAACGCTTGCGCTTGTTGGCTTCCGCTAGACGGATCAAATCTTTGATCCTTCATAAATAAAACTCCCGCCGGTCCTCCATTTTGGAACGCAGAAACCGCCGCAGTCTTTGCCTCGTTGGATCTAGTTAAAGTCCTAGAAGCCGCTAATAAAGGAGACTGTCCGTAAAGTTGATTCCCCGTTACGGTCCAAGAAGGATTAAAATATTTATCGTGTAAGATTTCCTTAGCGTCAAAAGACCACATTTTACCATAGTATAATTGATAACCTAATCTAACCGGAGGGAATACTTCAATATCCGCAATGATAGCCATATATTGAGCGGGAAGAGCGAATAACTCGTAAGGCTTGCTTTGATTATTTCCGCTTTCGATTAGTTTTCCATATAAGAAAGTATTTCCTACCATTAACTTAAATCCGCAATATTGTTCTACTAGATCCGCCCAAGTATCTTCCTCGTTTGGATATTTTAGTAACTCGTTAAGACGTGCGTCTCCGGTATACATTTCGTAGGCCTTTGTATGTAATTCCGCTACTTCTTGCCAATTAGTTATCTTATCCGGTTGCTTCATTAAAGCCTTATAACGCTTAGACGAAACTTCGTCTATTACTCTATAAACGTGGAACGGCGCTAGCTTTGCTTTGTCCGTTATTAGTTTAATGATTGAGTAAACTATGTCGTTAGCTTGATAGCCGTCTCTTACATAGGCTTGTTGATTACCTCCTTGCCAAGTAACGATCCCTCTTTGGATTGCTATTTGTTGCGCAGTATTAAAATTGGGAGGTAAAACTGTGTCTAGCGTTTTCTTATTCGTGAATATATCAAATAACCCCATAATAGAATAATTTATTCAAAGTTAACAAATTTTAATTACCAAACCCCGACGACAAACTTCGGCTTAAACTCAAACCAAGTTCTCATAGCTAACATATCGGAGAAATCCGGAGACCTTCCTATAAGTTGCTTTACTTTATCTTTTGGGATAATTCCCTTCTTAGCGTCGTTATCTACTGACTTTTGCTTTATTTGTTCTAACTCTTCTACGATCATTTGTTTAAAAGTAGAAGGGCAATCTATAAAGAGTTCGTCGCTATTAATCTTCTCGGCTAACTTAAAATAACATTGGCTCTTTAAGTTGTCGAAGTTATCCTTTGTTCTACTTATCGGATTTTCTAGCGGAGAACTATTATTTACAAATCCCTTGCAAGCTAGTATATCTACCGCTCCCCCGCCTACGCCGTCTTCGTCTAAAAGTACGTTAGAAATAGGGACCGAGTTTTCGGCCATTAATTGTCTAACTATCTGCGCTACTTCTACTATCGACTTCTTAGAGTACCTATAAACCTTAACGCGGTACCCACTCCATACACCGATAACAGTACTATCGTTACCAAAGCGAGCAACGTCGCAAGTAATATACTTGTCGCCACTACTAACAAAATCGTTACTAAAGCTATTAATAATCTTATCATAGTCTATAAGGCTTGAAGGATCGGACAAATACTCCCAATTACCAAACAGTAAACGCTCTTTACTTTCTTTGTCTAAAGTTAATAAGTTTTGTTTATAGTGCTTAGAAATAAAAGGATTATCGTCGACGAGTGATTGAATAAACTTTTTATTTGGTTCTAGTTCTGCGTCTCGGTCCGGCTTATAAAACTCGGAGTAGGTCCAATTCTTAGCGGGGTTACAAGTGTATAACTGTTTCGGGATTAGGTTGTAATCGTCTAGCCTAAAACGAATCCTAGACTTAACGATATTCTTTGCCTTATCGGTAACTTGATTAGCCTCGTCTATAAATGAATCGGTTATTTCTAACGATCCTAATTCGTCAAAGTTTGGATCGCTAGGGTATTGGAATAAATCCTTTAGTAAGATTACGGAACCATTAAAGAACTCTATTTGATTTGATTGTCCGTTATAACGGTAGTGTTGATTAGCTACTAATCCTTGTATTTTAGCTACTTGAAAAAAGGAAACTAAGGTAGTTTCTTTAAGTGTCTTTAGGACCGCTCGACCTATTAGTCCTCTAGTCTCCGGATATTTTAATCTGCGTTTAATTTGGAAATAGCACCCAAGCGCAGTTTTACCGCCTCCGGCTCCTCCGCCGAATAATACTTCGTTAGTTATATTGTCCTCTAAATAGTCTAAAGCGATCGTTTGCTTTACTGTTAGCTTCATATTTGGATTATAAGGAACTCGTTTTACTTTCGTAAGTCTTCTCTTCGTTCCAAGTTACTTGCATATTTCCGCTATGCTCTATTTCTTGCTTCTCTATGTAACCTCGTTTCTTACCTTTAGTCTTTAGGTAAAAGATAGTAGACGAAACTTCGCCCTTCTCTATTTGTTTATGGAGTTTACTTTCTACAAAGTCTAAAGTAAGGTCCGCTATTGCGTCTACGGCTTCTTTATATTCCATATCGTTATTATACCAATCGTAGTGGCTAGATCGACAAATCCCTACCATTTTACAAGAAGTAGTAACTATTCCTAGGGACTTTTCTAGCGCCTCTATCATAGCCTTTTTTTGTATGTCCATTTTTGTACGTTTATGCAAAGTTAAAGATTAAACCCGCAGTTCGGGCAAGTTATCGGTTCCTTAACGTTAGTCTCGTCTTTTGGTTCCGGTACTTCTTTTGCAAAGGTAGGCAAATCTACTCCCCATTCTACAAGGGCGGAAACGGACCATTCGTTCGCTAGAGTGTCCCAATCCCATTCGCCATAAGCTAGGTTATCTTTTATAACAAACTCTTCCTTTTGTTCTTTGGTAAGTGTCATAACTTGGATAACGGGGACGTCTAAAAGGCCCGCTTCTTGGCAAGCCCTTAGACGCATATTCCCGCCGAGAACTATATTATTCTCGTCGATTACTAGGGGACGTAATTCTAACATTTGGGGGAAGGATCTAATAGACTCTACTAGTTGCTTAAACTTATCGTCCTTTATGTAACGTGGATTAGACGAGTTAGGTCGTATTTCGTTTATATTCATAATGTTTTTATTTGCCTTGGCCTTTATAGGCTTTAGTAGGTTTGTCTTTAGGTCCTTTGGTTTTAGTTGCTTTACCGCCTTTTCTGCGGCCGAAGATTACTTTACCGGAGTTACTTAGTTTCGCCATTTTTATATTTATTTATTATTTCGTACAGTTCGGCCCTCGTCCATTTCTTAACTCTATCGTTTACGGCTTGACGTTCTAGGTTCTTTACTGCGTCTTCGCCTATTTTTCTTACGAGTCCTATTCTATACATAGCTTGGTTACCGTGTTTATACATATTGCAAGACGCGCATTGAATATTAACGTTTAGTTCGTTGTATCTAAGAGAAGAGAATCCTTTAACGGGGAAATAGTGGCCGGCTTGATTGGCCGAGTTAGATCCGCAAGAAATACAAGTTTCGTCTTCGTCTCTTTTACGAACATAAGCGTTAAAAACCTTTTGAGTTTGCTCTAGTACTTTGGGTAACGGCTTTAATGTCATTAACCAAATTTAGGATTTATTTTTATAAAGTACTCGTTTGGCCTCAAAGTATAGGTTAAAGGTAATTAGTAGTAAGCAAGCTAACGGGACCGAAATAAGGAGAAAGTATATCATTTGTAGGATAAAAATAACTGTCGCTTTTATCATTGGTTATTTGTTTTGGTTATAGTTGATTATTATAAAATAGCATTAAAGTATATTTCTTGCATTGGTCCCTAACAAAGTCTTCGCTAGCTAATCGCTCCTCGTCTTCCTTATTTTGTAGTCTAGTACGGTAAAACGCTAGGACCTTACTTTTTATCGAGTCTGCCTTTTCTTTTGTTAGGATCGTAATATTTAACTCTTTTCGTTTCCATAGTATATCAAAGGCCTTAGCATTTAGGAACCTAAAGTCCTTACTTTTTGAGTCGGCCCAAAATTCTTGATTTAAGGCTAATATTTCCTCTTCGGACACTTCTCTAGGCTTTGGCTCCGGTAACTCGACTACGACGCTCCTACGAACCTTAATAGCTATTTTTTCGTAGGCGCTTAAAACCTCCCCTACAAACTTAGGAGTAAACTTAATAGCCTTGTCTACGTCTAGCTTATTTAGGGCGTACATTTCGAAGGCGCAACCTAACTCTTTTAGACAAAAACGTTTATAGTTGTCTATTACAAAAGTTACCATAAACTCAAACTCTTCGGGAGTTGGTATAGTACACCCGCTAAAATGTAGACAAGTTTTTAAGTGTTCTTTTACTTCTATCCTAGAGCAACGGCCAACGCTCATAGTTTGAAGCGCGTCTATTACTTTTAGTTCGTGTTTTTCTAGAGCGTTAGAGACTCTTAAGTTTGGCAAACTCACGCTCGGCGTAAGATTGTTTATTGTAGTCGGTAGTAGTTCGTTTAACGATTTCATCTAGCCAAGATTTATTATTTAAAAATGTTTCGGGATTTTTGCGGAACTGTTTGTCGGGAACTGCCTCTATGTATAAAGGTAAATAATTCATTATTTGATTTCGGTCATTATCGGATAATTTATTCCATTTACTTTTTAACCTACTCTTATCGCCTACCTTTTTGTCGTAGTCATTCCAAAAGAAGTCGAAATCTATATTTATATTTTTATCTTCATTTACATTTACATTATCCATATGGGAGGTCATATGACCTAGCGTATGTTGGTTAACTCCTTTAATATTATTCCTTCTAGACTGTGTAAAGGCCATTCTTTTACTTTTTTCCTCGTCTAGCCGAACGTTATACCATAAACCGGTAGGATCTTGGATAAATTTGTCCTTAATGTTTTTCCATAGTTGACCTACCGTATGACCTATCATATGTTCGGTCATATGACCTCGGTTAAATTGTAGCATAAGTAAATCGATATAGGCTCCCTTCTCTTCGAAGGTCATACCCATAGTTCCCCCTAAATAATCGTTAGGGTAAAATAAAAACGCGGGATCCTTTGACATAAATTAAAAGTGGCCTATCTACTCCCCCCTAGTAGGATTAGGGGTTCGTATCAAGGCCAATAAGTTTTAAATAGAGTATCCTACACTCAATAACAAATATAAGTAATTAAATATAAACTTCGTCCGCTTTACTTGCTCGTTTTCTAAAGAATCCTTCGTAAGTAGGGTACTCCTTCATAAATAAGCGGGAGTAAAACGGCTTGGCGTTATTGTTAACCTTAAAGTCGTCTCCGTTTGCTTTTACCGGAGTTTCCCACCTAATAATATTAAAGATAAATTCTGCGGATAAGTTCTTAAATCCTCGCTCGATTGACTTAAACGTATAACGCTTAAAGTACTCGTAAATTTGCGGGTTTTGTTTATGATATTCATTAAACCATTTAAAATCCTCCGTCTCTAGTTCGTCAAATAAAGTCTTCATAACGTTATTAATTTAAAAGTGTAAATCGTCTATTTGTTTGTTATTACTGTATTCCTTTTTAGCTTCCGGATTAAACTTTAACTCCTTGCCTCGGCCGCAGTACTCTTTTTTCTTTTTTTCTGCGCGGTCCTCTTTGGATTGGTTATTCCATACGGAGTGAGTATTATCCTTCTCGTCCTTTTGTTTTAATAGGTCGATAGCTAGGTTTCCGTAGTGTTTTAATCCATTCTTAGTTTGGACCGGAACCCAAGTTATTTTATCGCGTTCTACATTAATTACGATCATAAAATTATTTATTTTTAATTATTAATTACATTGTTTTTTAATTCAAACAATATTTGGCTTAATTCAACAAACTGCCCATAAGATTGCCTATCAGCAGTATTATAATCCCTATATCCTCTTTTTATATATTCCTCTTTTAATAATTCTAATTGTTCTATAAATTGAGTTAATGTTTTTAATGGAGGCATATTTATTTATTTAAAGTTAATGAATAAGTTTGTTTATAAGACTTTAGAGGTATTTGTCCGCGCTCGAATTTCTTAGCGCTTTCCTCTATTGCTTTTTGCTCGGCCTTTAATCCTTGGATCTTGTCTTCTAGTTCGGCCCATTTATCGGAGTAGGCTCCATAGTCGTAAGTCTGCGAATCCTTTAGGGAAATCTTAGCCCCTAAATAATCGTAGGATCCTTTAGGACATTTACTTAAGAAGTCGATAATATACTCCTCGGACTTTACTCTTAAAGCCTTAGCAAAGTTTTCGATAGCCGCTATTTTAACGGCTACGAACTCCGGATTAATACGACCGTCCTCTAGTTGGAGTCTAATCGTTTCCGTTATTTGATCTATTTCGGTTTTCGTTGGCGCTAATTGGCCTAGTGTTATTTCGTTCATTTTATTAAGTTAAAACTATTATAATATTATTTTTATTTCCTTCTAAATGATTACTAGGAGTAAGTTTAAACTCGTATCCTAATTTACTATACTTTGATAATTTTTCGTCTTTGTTAAATCCTATTAAACGAGACTCGTCTTTATAAATAGTTATAGCAAAAAAATCGTCTAAGTCTAGTCCTTGTTTTAGTAATTTTATTAATTGATTTTCCATTATTTAAGTGATTTTTTGCGTTCAGTAAATAAAGGGACTATTTGTAAATCGTCTACTATTTCTTTATTTAGATCGTACAAAGATTTTAACTCGGCTTTATTATTACATAAATCAATAGCCAAGGTTAAGTCTTCGTAGTTATCGTGCGACTTAATAAAGGGGGCCGGACTTATTGTATCTTCTACCGGAGGCATTTCCTCCGAAGTATAAAGACCGCTTAAGTCTTGCGCGAAGGCTTTACGAAGCGCCAAGGCTTCCGCTACCTTTTGTAACATAATACGCTTTTTACTAGCCCATAAGCCGGTTAGATTACCGCTTCGGTCCGTTTGAGCGTACTCGCTAAAGAACGCGACACCTACGGCCGCTTCGTAGCGAACGTCTCCTTTAAACTTGTAAACTGAGACTTTACAAGAAACTACCTCGCCTTCGGGACTATACTCGAAGATTGGTTCGCCTTGCCCTCCATATAAACCGGACCTTTCAGCTATTACGCGAAATCCGTCTATCGAAGTTTGGACAGTCATTTTCTTACCGTACTGTCCGTTCGGAAGTTTTACGCTTCTATGTATACAGTAGATTTGGCGGGCCAATGGATCTAGGCCGGACCTCTTAGCAGTATAGAGAAATAACTGTAATTCCTCGTTAGTTGCCTCCGGAGCGATTTGAGATTTTATTAATTCTAGTTGCTCCTTACTAAAACTAATAGTACTTTGTACCTTTTCAATTTGATTCATAACGTTTAATTTTGTGCTAATATATAGCAATTTAATGATAATAACTAGATAGTAACTATTAAAATATTGTTAATATCTTTTTTTAACTCTTCCCCTTGCTTAGTGTTAATTAGGTCCTTTATTAAGGAATAATTATGGCTAGCCGTACTACGATCTATTCCTAGGATATTAGAAATATCCCCGAATGTTAAATCGGTTTTCTCTTTGATAACGTAGCAAGAAACTTGTCGGACCTTTACCACAGTAACGCCTCTATACTTGGCCCTAACTTGTACGATCGTAACTTCGTAGTAAATACAAACGTCTACGAATATTTTAACCGCTCTATCTAGTTCGGCTTCCTTTATCTTGTTCTTGTACCGGCTCGCTACTACTTCTTTGAGTTTCGAGTTCCCGACGAAGTCGCTTGATTTCGTCGTCTTTTTCTTTGATTCTTTGTTTAAGTTCGTCATTTTCTAACTGTATTAAGTATTCGTTTTTAATTAAGTATTTCATTGTCTAATAGCTTAAAATTGCTTTCTAAATAGAGGTCCTTTATTTTTACCATTAATGAATCTAATATTCTACGTTGGATTGCGTTTATTCTAGCAATCTTTAGAAGTATATCGTTTTCGTGGCTAAATAATCGATTAATGTCGTAGGGACCGGAAGCGCGCCACCTATTTAGATCGTCCTTTAGTATTACTTCTCGTCCTATCGCTTGATTTAATAGACGCTCTAGCTTGTTTATTTGGCTTAGTGTTTTTATTTTGCTCATAGTATTGAGTTAAGATTTTAGAAGCTACCCTAGACAAAGTAGTATTACCTAGGTCCGCTTCGGTTAATAATTGAGTTTTAGTTTCCGGTAAAACCCGTACCGTTATTAGATCCTTCATTTTTTAGTATTTTATATAAATTATTAATGTCTTCGGCCAAGTCCTTACAAGCTATAATCGTTTTAGTTACGTCGCTAGTAACCGGCATTGTGGATAACTGTATTTCTAGTACGGTTATATATTGATCTAAGGCCGTTTTATTACTGTCGAATAGTATATCGGTAATAGTCATTTTAATAGATTTATAGGTTATCAGCTAAGAGGCCTATAATCATACAAAGGATAAATATTATTACTCCCTTCATAGTTGAAACTTCTATATCTTCTTTATATTTCATCTTCATTAATTTTAAAAGTGAACGAATCGATTTGTTTCTCTAAAATACCTAGGGCCTTACTTTCGTCCCCATTGTTAATAAATAATTGATTACAGTACGCTTTAATTATAGCGGACTTAATAGGGCTAAGATTATCGTAATCCCACCCCGTTTTAAGACAGTAGACTCTAGCCATTGTCTCCTTCATAGTTTTTATTAGATCCTTCATAACGTATATGTTCGGCGCGGCCGTCCCCCCGTTTAATTTATTGTGCGAAAAACATTTCTTTAGGGATTTCGGTAGTTTGGTAATCTGCCATATAATCCAAAATATTATCGGATAAAATACGGCTTACGGGGATTACTTTATCATTTCTAGATAGTCCCGCAGTATAGTAGTACTCTACGGTAACTTCCCTAGTAACTACCTTGTAGCCCTTTTTAGTATAAGTTTCGGGCTTCTTTGCAACGCCTACAAAGTTTGCGTTATACTCGGAAACTTTAATAATCCAACAAGGACCAAACTTACCGTTTACGATACTAGTAGAAATAGTATTACCGTCTAAGTCTTGTAAAATAGATAGCTTAAAAGTTTCCTTAAAAGCGCCCTCTTGTAATTGTACGGTTAAATTATTAGCTAATAAGTTTCTAAGTCCTCTAGCTTGGGCCGAGGCTTGATCGCATAATCCACCCCAAGAATAGTCGTCTATGCAGTTATAATAGTTCTGCATACGTTGCTCGGTATTTTTGCGTGCCTCTTCGTCCTTACTTTTGCAATACTCTAGATAAGAGTTAAATTGATCTACCGTAGGCATTTGATCGTAAAATTTATCATTCATAACGTTTAATTTTAT